TGCCGACCAATCTCCGAGCCGCAGCGGCGACTGAGCGGCAATGCGTGCCAACCGCGTACCGACGCACCGCGCCGTGATTCCCGCGAGGGGCGCCCCGAGCGTCATTCAGGTGGCGCTAACGCGGTGCGGCTGTGTCAACAGTGAGAGGGAGCTACTTATTCACTGAGCCCGTAGGCGTTTCTCACCTTGACAAGTGAAAATCGCTGCCCCAAGTTAGTAAGTGGCTGTAACCCGATGACGTCGGGAACGGACCGGAAGGCCCCAGCCCACTGTTCCCAACGATTTGGCCCAGCTGGGTCATCGTTCCACCAGCGCAACAGTCAGTTGCAGCAGGAGCACCAATGCTGGCGTGCCGGGCTTGCAGACGACAGTTGACCGCGGCCGAGGGTTGTGCGCTGTGCATGCCCATCAAGGCCAATCTGGTGACCACCGAGGAGAACGCCGAGGAGTACCCGGCGCTGTCCGATGTCGGTGGTGAGGCCGTTGCCGCGCTGCGGACAATCCTGCAGGCTCACCGCAACGTGATGAAGAACCGGCTCAGTGAGCCAAAAGCGGTGGCGGCGGCCGAGCTTGGCGTAGTTCGCGTGGCCAACACACTGGCCAAGGTGCTCGAGAGCGCCCGCAAGCTGCAGACCGACGGCCTCGCGGCGGTGCGGAACATGCCCTTCAAGGAGCGCGCCAAACTGTTTGCCCTCTGGTACCAGAGTCTTCCCCCGGCGTACCGCAGTAAGGTGCGCGACGGGCAGGCTCAGTTTGAATTGCAGGCTGGGACCCCCCTTGCCCTGCCACCACCTCAGCGGGAGAGTGTAGAAATATGAAGACTACTCACAAGTTCAACGATGCCGCCTACGGTATTCCACTGGAGGAGGGCATCATGGACTTCTGCTGGGAGCGCCGGCTGTCCACCGGAATTACGCCGGACATCGGTGTCTCCGGTCGTAGCCTCTACAATCTGCTTCGACGCGGGGGCACCAGGGTTGGATTCCTCATGGGTGGGGGCAATGTCCCCGCCTTCGTCAGCATGTTCACTCCGGGAGGGTTCGTGAAGATTTTTCACGACAAGGGGCTGGACGTGCCCGATGAGTACGACACTCTCTACAGCACCGAGGAGCCGTGATACCCAGCAAAAGTCCAGCGCAGCACCGACTGATGGAGGCAGCGGCGCACAATCCCAAGGTTGCGATGAAGGTCGGCGTGCCGCAGGACACCGCTCGGGAGTTCGTGGCGGCCGACAGTGCGCGCGTTGCTCACCACCTGGCGACCCATGCAGCCGGCAAGCGACGGTAGCGGCGTCGTCATTCGCAACGCGGTGCCCACCGACCTGAACTACATCAGGCGCACGTGGCTCACCGGGTTGCGGGACGCGCCAAACGGTTTGCCCGACCAGTTCTGGTGGCCGGCGCACAGGGGTTACGTCGAGTCCCGACTCGGGGACGCGGCGTTCAGTGTGGTCATTGCGGCAGCGGCCGATGACCCCCACGAGATTCTCGGCTACGCTGTGGCCAGCAAGGACGTGCTCGAATGGGTGTACGTGCGCAAGGGGCTCAGGTCCAGAGGGTTGGCGGGCGAATTGTTGCGGGCGGTGGGAGTCCGGCCGGGAATCGATTCCCGGTGGCATCCACCCCGGAACCTTCGGCTGTCGTACCGTCCCCGGGAGTTGCGGAGGTCGCTGTGAACCAAACCGAGCTCCTCAAGGAACTGTACCCCCAAACCGACTTCACCAGGGCGGTGGCCCAGGGCTACGTTTCGGACGTAGCTATCGCCGCGGGCCTGGCGGTTCGGACCGGCTCCCGTCATCTCACCCTCGACATGTCCATCGGGTACATGAAGGAAGTGGCACCTCCACCTCCACCCCCGGAGCCGTTGGTGTGCACGGTGGATGGTGTGGCCGTGGCGGAGCTGACCATCACCATCAAGCCCGTGGCGCTCCTGGTGACCATCGACACCGGGGTGCACGAGGTCAACCGCTGCTGGTTCCAGCGCGGCGCGTTCCGGCTCGGCGTGGACATCGGCCGCATCGGCGGTCTAGAAGTCACCGGCGCGGAGTTCAACACGCACGGGGAAGCGGCCGGTCTTCGGCTGCACTTCACCCACAACTACGAGATGTTCATCCCCGCGGACCACTGTCAGTCCACCTGGAGACGGAAGACCCCGGACTGAATCAGTTGGTGCTAACCCCTCATCAGGTGGCCCTAGTCCCAACATAACGACACCGACCCGCCGCGTCAACTACTTCGGAGGGTGTAACACACCGTTCCACCAGTGAGACAATGCCCCGCAAGCACAAGGACACCCAGCTCCTGGACGCGCTGTTCGCCGCGGTGAACAACGAGGCCGAGAAGCGTCGAGAGACCGACCAGTGGTCCGACAAGGGGGACGTGCTGCGCGGGCTCCTGATGCCGGTACAGGCCCGTTTGGAGGAGGACAGGAGCCGTCGCAAGGCGGTGCGCTCACCGCGCCAGACCGGTAAGTCCACCGGCGTCATGCTCATCGTGAGCATCAGGTGTTTCGAGGAGGAGCTTGCGGAGTGGGTGGTCATCGGTGTTACTCGCAAGAGCGCCAAGGCCATCTACTGGGAACCCCTGAAGCAGCTCAACCAGGCGTTTGAGCTGGGTCTCACGTTCCACAACCAGGACCTGGAGGTCACGTTCCCCAACGGGAGCAAGCTGACCTTCATGGGCGCCGACAACATCTCCGAGCTGGAGAAGATTCGCGGCCGGCGTCTCAGCGGCGTGGTGGTCGACGAGTCCAAGTCCTTCCCCATCCTGCTGTTCGACGAACTCATCTACGAGGTCATCGAGCCGGCGCTGATGGCACGCAACGGCGAACTCATCCTCATCGGCACGCCGGGCGATTCGCTGCGCGGTACGTTCTACCTCTCGACCACCGACGAACCCCTGGTGTACCTGGGCCCGGACGGTGAGCCCGAGCGCCAGAGCAACACGCTGTACGGCACCCCGCCCGCGTACCCCGCGAAGTGGACATTTCACCGCTGGACCCTGCCGGACAACGTCACGCGCTTCCCCGACGGCAAGGGCGGCTCCTACACGATGTGGGACCAGGCCCAGGCGCTGATGAAACAGAACGGCTGGACGCGCAAGACGCCCCAGGCCGCTCGCGAGTACTTCGGCGACTGGGTACCGGCGGATGACAAGCGCGTGTTCCGCTACCGACCGCAGTTGCACGATTACGACCCCCGACCTGACCCCAAGTCCGACAAGCGTCACGTGCGCTGGGGCCTACCGGACATACAGGGTGAATGGAAGACCTTGCTCGGACTGGACCCCGGTACCAAGGACGGCAGTGGGTTGGTGGTGTGGGGCTGGAACGTGCACACAAACGATTTGTGGGAACTGTACTCCGGTAAGAAAAAGCCTCTGGAGGGTGAACGCCTCCCATTGCGCAAGATTGCGGAGTGGTTCCACGAGCTGGAGGACGAGTACGGCCCCTTCGAGGGCAGCGTGTCCGACCCCGCTGGCCTCGCCACCATGATGGCCGAGACGCTGGCAGATGACTACCAGGTGTACTTGGAGCCGGCCGAGAAGCACGAGAAGAACGACAACATCGAGGTCATGAACAACGACTTCGATTGTGGTCGCATCCACATTCGTCGTGGGTCCATGCTATCGGACGAACTGGACCGGGCGCGCTGGGACCTGCGCAAGCTTGACAAGAACAAGAAGGTCGAGGACGCCAGCATCCCCAACGACGTTTCCGACGCCGGTCTGTACAGTCACCGCTGGTGTCGTCACCGGAAGCCCGTCGCCATTACCACGCAGTTGCGGGTGCTGTCACCGGAGTGGGTGCGTGAGCAGGCTCGGCTGATGTTGGTCGCCCGCCAGGATGAAGCGCGCCGGATTCACGAGTCGGAGGCCGCCACCAAAGTGGGCAGCCATTTTGCAAGCCTGGACGCCGCCTTCGGTGTGTCCTTCGACAAGGAGTGGTGGCATGAGCCCCAGTGAACTCAATGAGTACCTCACGGTGATGCGCAACAACAAGGTGAGTGCTGGCATCGTCCAGTTCCCCAACGGCATCACGTTGCAGATGACCTTCATGCCCGACCCAAACGATTTTGTTGGTACCACGCCAACAGCCGGCGGCTGGAAGTCCCCCAGCCACCTGGACAACCCGGACGCGCTGCGCGCCGACGGTGACCATGTCGGGGAGCTACCGTGAGTGACTGGGGCATGACCAATTACAGTTGTCCGTGGTGGGAGCTGGACCTGGATGACGACCAGCTCGCCCGCCGGATGTTCGACACCGTGCGCGACATCGAGCGCCGGCAGCAGTCCATCCACGACGGCAACAAACGCCACGCTCGCATCTACGCCGGCTACCTGCCCAGCGGTATGGTGGACGGAGTTGCCCCCACGAGTAATATGCGCGCACCCTTCGCCGCCACCAAAAACCTGGTGCGGTCGGTGTGCGACGTGGGCCACGCCATGGTGGTGCGCAACCGCCCCAAATCCACGTTCATGACGACTGGTGCCGATTGGAAGGTCCAGATGCAGGCCGAGGATTTGGACCAGTTCATGGTCGGGGCCTTCATGACCGGCAAGCTGTACGACGTCGCGCCCCGGTCCTTTCACGACAGCACCATCTTCGGCACCGGTGGATGGAAGTACATCACTCGCGGTAAGGGTGAGAACTTCCGTGTGATGTACGAGCGCGTCCTAATCGACGACATCATTGTGGACGAGGAGGAGAACCGAGAGGACTGCTTCGACCCTCCCAACGTGTACCACCGCATGCTGGTTCGCACCGACACCATTATTCGCAAGTACGCGTCCGGTGATGACGCGAAGTCCGCTGCCCTGCGCGGAAAGCTGATGGCCACCAGCAACTTCGCCTCCAATTGGCCGGGTCTGCACATCCAGCGTGACCGGTCGCTGCTCGTCGAG